GCAAAAAGCCGCTTACCTGGCAGCGGCACGGGCTTTGACATCGACAACTGGCGGCGTTCAGGTCGAATCTGCGACCGTTAACGGGCAAAGTTTTTCCGGCAAGGCAACCTCGACACCCGCCGAACGGTTTGAGGTTTTGCAAATCCTTATGGGCATGATCGACCGAGATAGTGCCGGAACCCGCCAAACCGTTGCCCGCTTTTTATGATCGTTGACCAATACGGAAACCTGACGCAGAGCAACCTTTATCGCAGGCCATCAAGGCACGCTAACCTGGGAGGTGGAGAACGCCCTAGCGAGTCGCGCAACCTTCGAGACCTCCACAAGATCGTCACGAAATACGACCGCCAGACGCTTTCCAGTGCATCGCGGACGCTGTATCTCAACTCCCCGCTAATGGTCGGCGCGTTGAACCAGATCGGGATTTACGCGGTCGGCAACGCATGGCATCCGGTCTATAAAGGCACGGACAAGGAGGGCGGTGACGCGATTAAGAACTGGCTCAAAGATGAATGGTATCCGATTTGCAACATCGCCGGAGACATTGCGGATTTCACTTCCGACCTTTATGTCGATTCGATCAGCATGGATCGTGATGGGGAGGTTTTCGAGTATTTCACCGCCTCGCCAAGCGGCTATCCACAAATCCAGCAAATCCCCTCGCACCGCATTGACAGCGGCGGCATGGCGGATGGGATTCTAAGGGATGGCACGTATTCCGGATACGAGCTTTACGACGGGATCGTCTATTTCCCGAATACCTCCATCCCCGTCGCCTATTGCCTTTGCGACGTTGACGGGAAGTTCCAGCAATACATCGAGAAGCGGTTTATTATGCACGTTTTCGACCGCTACTGGCCGGAACAACGCAGGGGATTACCGCTTTTCTACCCATCGCTTAACAACCTCCGTGACATCATGCAGAGCGAGGAATGGGAGCGCATGAACCTGCTTTCAATGTCGTCGCTGAACTACACGGTGGAGAACCTGACAGGTGGCCCCGACATTGATGACCCGACATATGAGGCTGGCGATTGTGGGAAGCTCGCTGCCGAGTATCTCCAAGGCGGGCGCATCATGTATGCGAAGGCTGGAGCTGGCGAGAAAATCACCCAGCATCAGAACTTCCGCCCCGGCAACCCGTGGCATGAGTTTTACGACATGCAAGCCCGACAGTGCCTTGTCGGTGCTTGTCTCCCTGCCACGCTCTGGAAGCCATCTGGACAAGGAACCGCGCAGCGCGAGGACATCGGCAAAGCATGCCGCTTTGTCGAAGACCGCCAATCCACCCTCGCCAAAATCGCCAAGTGGAGAGTTACCAAGGCAGTTGCATGGGCGATGGAGAATGACCGCGTGCCGAAGATTCAGCAATGGTGGAACTGGAGCTTCACCACCCCGCCGAAGCTCACGATTGACGACGGACGCAGCCTCAAGGAGAAGATGGCACTTTACGACAAGGGTCTGATTAACGCCACGCAAATCCTTGGCGAACTATCTCTTGACCTTGGCGAGACGCTGAAAGAACGCGCCACGGAAGAGGCGAAACGCCTTGTTGCCATCCGCGAGGCTAACGAAGAATATGAGGTGGAAATCGACCCACGCGGCGTGCGCCTCATCACCGCAAACGAGCAACCGCCGAAAGAGGATCAATCCGATACGAACGAAGAAACCACCCAACAGGAGGAAGAACCATGATTACAATCGAAAACAAAGCCGGAAAAGTGAAGCTCAACGAAGCTGTCACCCAAGACAGCATCAAGCGCATGATCGACGAAATCGGGCGCATGTTCGGAGCGAAAGCCGTCGCCGAGGGTGCGGACTTTGGCGAGATCATGAACTGCGCGGAAAACGCCGTTGACGTTCTCGACATCGAAATTAACTCCCCGGGCGGCAGCGTCTTCGATGGATACACCATCTACCGCGAAATTAAATCCCTACGCGACCGTGGTGTGACCGTCAACGTGACCATCACCGGAATGGCCGCAAGCATGGCCAGCGTGATTGCAATGGCGGCGGACAAAATTTCCATCGTCAAGCATGGCCGCATGATGATCCATGACGCATCCAGCGCGGCACAAGGCAACGCGGAAAGCCTCCGTAAAACCGCCGAACTACTCGACGGCATCAGCGATGACATCGCCGGAATCTATGCCGAACGCACCGGAATTGATAAGGAGGAAATCCGCGAAATGATGAAGCGCGAAACATGGATGACCGCCCGCGAAAGCATCGCTAACGGCTTCGTGGACGAGGTGCTAGGTGAGCAATTTGACTTTCGCGAAGAAAAGGCGCAATCTAACGCCATGAGCTTTTTAAATCGTCTCACTAATCCATCTTCCGAAGAGTCTATCGAGCGTATCGCCGCACTTGAAGCTGACATCACCGCGCAAGCCGCAGAGTTCCAGGCCAAGCTCGACAAAGCCGAAGCAGCATTGCAGGAAGCAGCAACCATCCAAGCCGAAAACATTGAGCTACGTGCCAAGGCCGAGCTTGTGCCAACCTTGGAAGCTAAGATCATCGAACTGGAAGCCGCTAACACGATCAACGCCGAGAAGATCGACACCGCCGCCGCGCAAAAACTGGCCGCGATGGGACACGGCGAACCGCTTGACCTCGGCAACCATGCGCCCGTTGAAGCTCAAGTAGATCACATCCAAGCTCTTGCAAGTCTGACTGGCGCATCCCGCACGGAATACTACGCCAAGCACGGCGAGGAAATCCGCAAACTTCTCACCAAATAACAAACAACTCTCAAACAAACTGAATTATGGCTACCCTATCCTTTAACGATACCATCTTCGCACAAGAGGCTCTCAAGGCTTTCACCGCGAAGCTCGCCCCGCTTCGCGCATTCTCCCGCTCGCTGGATGACAGCGCACGCGGTAAAGGTGACGCGATCATCGTGCCGTTCATCTCCGCGATGACCGCAACCACGTTCAACGCTTCCACCGCGAACTACCAAACAGGCGGCGGCGCAGTGACCCATAACACGGTCAACTTGAACCAGCACAACATCGTCACTTTCGACATCACCGACCTTCAAAACGCCAACAGCTCTGCCGCCCGTTTCGATGAACTGGCGATGCAAGCCGGACGCGCACTTGGCCAAAAGGTTCTGGAGAATATCTGGAAACTCATTACCACAACCAATTTCGGAGCCGCATCGGTAACTACGCTGGAAGCAAACTATTCGCTCTCCTCGCTCATCGCCCTTCGCGCCGTTCTTGCTGGCCGTAACGTGGATGTTGATCCAGGCGTTTGCTCCTTCATCCACAACACGGTTGTTGGTGCTTCACTCCTTGGAAACAGCAATGTTCTCCAAGCCTACGCCATCGGTGACAACAACGCAGCTCGCCAAGGAACTCTCGGACAGCTTGTTGGTTTCCCGACTTACGAAACCAACATCCTGCCGACCGCTTCCACCTCGCTCGTCTGCTTCGCCGCTCACCCCGACGCGATTTCGGTCGCAATGCGCTACCTTGAACCGCAAGCAGGATCGGAATACCTCGCCGTCGAGCGCGCCGCAGATCCTTCCGGTATCGTGATGGGTTATCGCCGCAGCTTTGACCAAGCCACGGGTCAAATGTTCGGTGCTTTCGAGTGCCTCTACGGAACCGCTACCGGCCTAACCCTCGGCCTTGCGTTCGGAACCAAGCCCTAAACACTCTTTCATGGTGTTGTTCATGCCGTCGCCTCAGAAATGGGGCGGCGGTTTTTTCTTGTCAGTCAGCAAGACGCGAGGTAGGAACCCAACAGGAAATGAAAAAGAAATTGAGCTTGTGCGTAATCGCCGGAAATGTCGAAGGGCATATTGGTAGGTTTTTGGATCACTTCATACCCGTTGCCGACGAGGTAATTGTGGTTCGGGCGATTGGCAACCAAGAGCCTGACAAGACGCTAGACATTGCGCGGGATAGAGGGTGCATCATTGATGAGTATTTCAACGTCCATGATTGGCCGCACGTTGACGATTTCGCCGCCGCACGTAACACCGCGTGCAGGATGGCGACTGGAGACTGGCTCATGTGGGCGGATACTGACGACGTAATCACGCCGGATTCAGTCGCGCAAATTCGCCAGCTTATCGAGGACATTGGAGACAAGGATATTGACGGTGTATTGATGCGCTACGTTGTACCCGAAGATGGTGTTGTGAACTGGCGTGAGCGCATCTGGCGCAACGGATCGGCACGATGGGAAAACCCAATCCATGAATGCCTCAAATTCAACGAAGGGACAAAGCACATGCGATTTGACGGTGCGGAGATTGTTCACGCCACCGGAAAACGCCATTCAAGCCGAGACGAAAGGAACCTGCGAATCCTTGAAAGCATCCCCGAAGAGTCCCGCACGGTTTCCCAAAAATTCCACGTATTCCAATCGCTCATTGCCCTTGATCGAAACTCGGAAGCAATCCCGAAAGCGATGGAGTTCGCGCAGCTACCCGAAGCCGGAAAGAACGAGCGATACGAAGCTCTCTTTCAACTGGCACGACTCGCTGGCGACGAGGACACAAAGCACGGGCTATTGCTCCAAGCTCTCTCAATCGACCCGTCCCGCCGCGAAGCATACGGCGAGCTTGGGCTTTCTTGTCTCATGCAATCACCCCAGGATTCGCTTGGATGGACGGAAGCTATGATTGCGCTTAAAATGCCCGCAGAACCACCCTGGAACCTGCGGCGAATGTATTACGGCAGATTAGGAGTAAGCCTGCGGGCGATGGCTCTACGCGCAAACAAACGGGGCGAGGAAGCCGACGCGCAGGAAATCAATCATTTCATCCGTCACGGTGCAAAAATCTCACTCCTTCACGCCACACGCGGACGGGCGGGCAAGGCTTGGAGGTGTAAAAACGATTGGCTTCGCATGGCTGATAACCCAGACGCTATCGAGCATATTTTCGGACTAGACATCGACGACCCCGAAGCAATGCCGTTGACTGTAACGCGTCATTGCCTTGTGCGCGGAAACGGCGGATGCGTTGACGCGTGGAACGAATGCGCCAAGAACTCGCGCGGTGAAATCATCATCCAGCTTTCAGACGATTGGGAACCATTCCAAGGATGGGATACGGAAATCATCAAAGCGATGGGTGATACATCCAAACCAGCCGTCTTACACGTTAGCGACGGACACCGGAAGGATGATCTCCTTTGCATGGCAATCCTGACCCGCGCCCGCTACAAGCAGCAAGGATACATGTTCCACCCTGAGTTTTTCAGCATGTTCTCGGACAACTGGTTTTCGGAATGCGCTTTCCGTGACGGTGTGGTGATCGACGCACGGGACAGCATCACGTTTGAGCATGTCCACCCCGCATTTGGAAAGGCAGAAATGGACGAGACATATGCCCGATCTAACGACCAATACCACTACGCCACCGGAGCCGGAATCATGCGCCGCTTACAGGAAGACGTGAAGGTATCCGCCGAGATGGATGGTTGGTTCGATTTCCGCGATGTTTATGACCACGTAGCAAAGACACTGCCGGAGCATGGCACTTTCGTTGAAGTTGGAAGCTGGAAAGGACAAAGCGCGGTCTATCTTCGTGACAGGCTAGACGACTTGGAGAAATCCACGGAAATCAAATGCGTGGATACATTCCAAGGCGACGATGACACGGGGAAACTGGACGTTCTGAATGATTTCAAAGACAATCGAGGGAAGCGTAAAATCACGGCGGTTGTGAATGAAAGCGTGAAGGAATCGAAGCATTACGAAAACGCAACCCTAGACGGCGCATTCATCGACGCTGCCCACGATTACGAAAACGCGAAAGCCGACATCACCGCTTGGCTTCCAAAGGTAAAACCGGATGGATTCTTTGGCGGGCATGACATTGACTCAGCGGGAGTCAGGAAAGCAGTTGACGAGGCGGGATTCCCCTACGCTATCGTCGGGCGGTGCTGGATTAGAACCAACGAGAAACCATGAGCGAAACCCACAAAGGAGACTGGCACAGGCTAGGTGACGCAAAGTCTTACCGCGACAACTACGAATCAATTTTCAGAAAGAAATCAAATGAAACAACCATTACTCAGCATATTGACACCGACGATACCAGAACGAGCAACCGCACCCTACGACGGGACAAACTACCTGATCCAGCGGATAGGAAAGCAAATCGGTGATTTACCAGTTGAGCATCTAGTCCTATGCGACAACCGCGCCCGCAGTATCGGAGCAAAACGGCAAGCTTTGGTTGACATCGCACGCGGTCAATACATCGCCTTTGTGGACGATGACGACGACATCTCCGAAGACTACGTTTCCCAGCTCCTAACCGCCATCGAATCAAATGCTGACGTAATCACCTTCCAACAACGGGCGATTTACAACGGGCTGGAATCCACCGTGCATTTCCGGCTTGGACAGGGAGACGGAGCATTTACCCCAGGCGGCATCACAAGGCGGGACGCATGGCACGTATGCGCGTGGAAACGGGACGTTGTGGACGGTTGCCAGTTCCTTGAGACAAACTACGGTGAGGATTTGGCTTGGTGCGTTCAAGCCCGCAAACGTGCAAAGACAGAGCTTCACATCCCGAAAATCCTCCACACCTACCGGCATGACGCAGCGACCACCGCCGCACCGGAGCTTTGACTTTCGCCCCGTTTCCGACAATCATAAGCCATGTCAATCCTGAGCGATTTCATTTCTGCCGTTGCACCGATAGCGCAAGCCGTGATCGGCACGGAGACGCTGGCAATCAACGGCGGCGCGGCGATCAGCGGGACATTCAACGAAGCCCGCAATTCACGCGACTACGAGGAAGGCGGATTTGAACGTGATGGCATGATGGACTTCGTGGTTTTGACCGCTGCGTTCACCGCAGCATACGCCGAATCAGCGACGGCATACCTCGGCAAGAAAGCCACGGCACGCGGCGAAACATGGCGGATTTCTTCCATTTCCAAAGGAGCTTCATTCGTGACGATTGGATTGGTTTCAACGAATAAATCATCTTGAAAAAATAGCTTGCGCGGTTTCAAGCTTATGGGTAGATTTTCCCCGTGAACGAAATCCCCGACAACATCACCGACTACCTCGCAAGTGAAAAGCTCGACGGCGTGCGGGCAATCTGGACGGGTTCCGAGTTCATCACCCGTCACGGCAACGTCCTCAACGTCCCCGCATGGTTTAAAGCGGGAATGCCTAACGCTCGTCTCGACGGCGAGCTTTGGATGGGTAACGGCACGTTTGCTGAGCTTCAATCAGCCATGCAGCGCAAGGGCGGCGACTGGCGCGGGATTCGCTTTATGATCTTTGATATGGCCGTGCTTCGCGTAGCTACCACAGAGCGAATCAAGGCACTTGCGGAGCTTTCACTTCCTGCTCATTGCGCGACTATCAAGCACACATCGCTCACCAGTCACGCCGAGCTTGACGCTATGGAATCGGAAATCGTCAACAACGGCGGGGAAGGCATCTGCTTGCGCCACAAGGATGAGTTCTACCGACCTAACAACTTCATCAAGGTGAAAAGATTGTTTCCCGATCTTGAGCGGTGGCAAGGCTAGACTTTCGCCCATCGCCTTGCT